CTAGTCAGTAAGTAACACCCCTGCGAAGCCAGTGCGTTTCATTGTGGCCTAAAACAGCCCCCCGGAACGCCGAGGACGGATCACCTCAGACGTCGAAGTCTTCGCTCCCTTGAGGCAATTGTTCCCCAACTCAAATAGGAGCGAAGAATGGCAAATGTAAATAACCCGTTCGGGTTCCGTCCGCTCATGCGGACGATGGCCGGCGGGCAGGTAGAAGCGGTCGCGGCCCACAAATTGGCGGGCTACGGGACTGCCCTGTTCATCAACGACGCAGTTACTCACGCAGCGGCAGGCACCAAGCCCACCGCATGCATAGACGCAGCCATCTCACCCGGCAGCACGCCGGTGCTGGGAGTCAACCTGATCTGGGGCGCGGCTTCGACCGCGACCGATCACCTCGTAGTTCTCGGCGACGGCGGAGCGGTTTTCCTGACACAGGGAGACGGCACCGGCGCCATCTTCTTAGTTCCCGCCTCACTCAGTCTGTGCGCCAAGATCAAACTGACCGCAGGCAACCCCTCCCTCAAGCTCTCCAAACACCAATTGGACGAGAGCACGCTCGCGATAACCAACACGTGGGATCTCAAGGTACGCAAGCTGTGGGAGTCTCCCGACAACGTGGCGGCAGCATTTGCCCGCGTAGAAGTCACCTTCAATAACCTGGTCGGAGCGGACCAAAAGGCAGGTATCTAACCATGATGATTCGCGGCAATTTCTCCGACTTCTTCGACACCACGATGCTGCCGGCGCTCAACGCCAAGATCTGGAAAACCTACAACCAGAAGCAGCAGCTATACGCCAAGCTGTTGAACACCGACACCACCAACCGCATGATCGAGCAGTTCTCGCAGATGGCCGGCGTAGGACTCGCAAGCAAGATCAACGAAGGCGCGGACACCCCGGTAGATACCTTCGTACAGGGTTACAACAAGACGTTCAAGCCGGCCAAGTTCGGCTTGGGCATCGCGGCCTCGCAGGAGCTGGTCGAAGACGACCAGGTCGGCATCATCTCGAAGCGCGCAGTTGCTCTCGCCAACTCGATCAACCAGACGATCGAGATCCAGGGAGCCAGCGTCTACAACAACGCCTTCGACGGCACCAACTACCCCGGCCCGGACGGACAGCCTCTGTGCTCCGCCATCCACCCGTTAGTGAAAGCCGGCGGCACGCAGACCAACCTCGGCACCGCCGCGGACCTCGACATCACCTCTCTCGAGCTGGCCATGACCGACTGGGAAGTCACCAAAACGCACGAGGGTTTTCTGCAGCTCTTGCCGACTCCCAACGTGCTGATCCATCCCAGCAATCGCTGGAACGCGTACGAGATCCTGAAATCTCAGGACCGCTCGGACACCGCCAACCGCGCAACGAACGCCTTCAAGTACACCGAGAACGGCGGCACGATCGACCCGATCATCTGGTCGTTCCTGACCGACCCGGACGCCTGGTTCTTAGTCGCTCCTCCGAACGACACCGAAACCATGTGGCTGTGGCGCAAGCAGCCCTACACCAAGTCCGATTACCTCGAGAAGAACGAGGTCGGCTACGTGTACATGCGGTACCGCGCCGATTTCGGGTTTTACGGCTGGCGCGGGATCTATGGAAATCCGGGGGCCTAAGTTATGGCGAGAGGCGAAACCCGTTTCGGCAGTCAACGCACCTCCCAGGTTCCCGGCTCGACCGCGCAGCGCAGAGGCGGAGGCGAGGTCGGGCTCTCCCGCTTAACCGTTCAGTTCGTCCTGAAGGGAGCGGACGCGGCCACATCGACGAATTACGGCGGCGTCTACATTTTCCCGGCGATCAACATTCCGCGGGACCCGACCGGCGCGAGCGCCACCGGTCCCGTCTGGCAGCTTACCTCGGCCCGGGAGCGGCACGAGACGGCTGGGTCGGCCGGCACCGTCATGCCGACGAAGGTCCCGTCCGGCACGGCTAAGGCGTCGGGCCTGCCGTGTCTGGCGACGGCCTTCGATCTAACGCAGCCGGCGGACACCAACCAGAACGGCGTGCTCCACGCGACCGCTGCCAATTCGCAATTCGCGGACGGCGACGAACTCGCTATGTGGGCGCCCAGCGCGACGACCGCCGCGGCCAACGTGGTCATCACGTGCGAGTTCAAACGCATGGGCTAGCAGAAGGGCAGGAGCTTACCGGCTTCTGCCCCTCAAAACCGGAGGCAAAATGGGAAGAACCCAACGAGATGTATTCCATGTCCTGCTCGCCAGTGCCGTTACCAAGACCGCCAACTTTTCCGCGCCGGCGTTCGAGCCGGAGTTAGACCGGTTCAGCGAGCTGGTCGTTACCCTGCAGGTCACCGCGGCATCGGGCACTGCTGATTTCTACCTGACCACCGGAGACGGATACGGCAGCTGGGACCTCGTGCATTTCCCGCAGGTCACGGCCGGCCCCAAAACGTTCACGGCCCGGCTGGTATCGCAGAACACCATACCGGCCACAGTCACGGGCGCTGCTCCCGGTGTCTCGGCTAACGACCCGTCAGTACTGCAGACTGACACGGCAGGAACCGCGCAGGGCATCCGCACGCTAGGCGCGGGACTGGTGCGGCACGGGCCATGGGGCTCGTACCTGGGCTACGAGTTGGTGGCCTCGGCCTCGATCACCTATACGCTATCGGTGCAGGCACGATGACTCTCGGCACGCTGCGCATGCGCATGCTCAAGCAGTACCCCGGCACCGATGCCGATGTTTTGGACGGCTACATAAGCGACAGGTACGGCGAAATCCTGCAATCGCTGGCCTGGTCGCGGCTCGAGAAATCGCTGGTCCTGCAAACGGTCGCGCCGTACCAGACCGGTACCGTTACCGTAACGGCCGGCTCGACCGTCGTCACACTGGCCGGAGGCTCGTGGACGGGGGCCATGACGGGCAGGCAGTTTCGGGTGACCGGCGACAACGCGTTCTACGGGTTCACCTATCTCAATACGCTTGTCGGGATACTCGACCGTCCCTACCAGGGCACCGGCAACACGCTGGCAGGTTATTCGGTCTACCAGTCGATCTACGCCATGCCGCCCGACTGCCGCATCCTCGAGGACAACGCCTTCACCACACCGGACCTCGGTCCGCTCGAGCGCCTGTCGCGGGACCAGCTGAACCTGTCCGCACCCAGCCGTCCGACCTTCGGCACTCCCATGAACTGGGCGTCGTTCATGGACGACACCAATACCCCTCCCGATATGCAGGTGGAGCTGTACCCATGCCCGGACGCGTCCATCGGCATCCCGTTTCACTACACCGCAGAACTGCTACAGCCGGGAACGGGCAGCGCGGCCTTTGCGGCCTGGATGGAGCCCGCTACCGCGCTGGTCGAAGGAGTGTCCAGCAAAATCCTGCGCCTGCAGAAGGATTACAACGGTGCGCAGCTGGCCGCGGCCGAGGCGCAGCGGGCACTGTCCACCATGCGAGCCAACGAGGCCCTGCGGCAGCCGGTCACGCGCATGCGCCTGCCGGACTATCTGATACGGCACCGGCTGAACCGCTGGCAACGACCGTGACCTCTGCCGAGATCGCACAGCGCATTCTGATCCGCGCCGACGACTCGTACCCGGCTTCGCTCTCGATCACCGCGGACCCTGCCGGCGGCATCCCTGCCGAGATCCTGGCCGTGATCAACGAAGGGCAGGAACTGGTCACCCTGTTGACATTGTGTCTGGAGGCTACCGCGCCGTTCACGGCGACGGCCGGTACCGCGTTTTTCGGGATTCGCACGGTGCTTCCGGATTATCTGGTTCCGCTTCGGGTGCTGGGGCCCGCGGGACGGCTGCGGCCGGCCACGCTGAAACAGCTGGACGCGGCCAACGAGCAATGGCAGCAGACGCTCGGCACGCCTGCGCGGTACGTGGCCATGGGATTCAACCTGTTCGCGATCACTCCGCAGGTGAACGCAGACACGCAGCTGACAGTCACGTATGCGCGCGCTCCGGTGCAGATCGTGGGCGATCAGTTTCCCGAGATCCCGGAAGAGTATCACATTGATCTGGTCGACTACGGCATCTATCGCGTGCGCCTGAAGGAAGGCGCGCAAGGCCTGCAGCGGGGCATGAAATATCTGAACCGCTTTCTGGACCGCATGACCGTTCTGGGTGACTTTGTGCGGGCCAGGAGCCGGGCGGCGAATTTCGATATTTTACCGATGGAGCTGGCCCTCTTTGACCGCTCCCGGCTGATCGAACAGGTTACGGCAAAAGCCGCAGGTAAGTAAGTAAAGAGATTCTTTACATGACCCCATTCCGCTCTCTATTGCTACTCGTGTGTCTGTTCCCGGCGGCAGTCTGTTTGCGCTCTCAGACT